ATGCGGAAAACGACTATCAATAGGTGCGCCAACTCGACATGGATCTAAACTACTTCTATCATCTGCTCCAAAGAATCTGTACTCTGCTGAACTATCAATATTTGAGCGATGTAATGTTCCACATGATTTACACACAACATCATCTTCTAAATCAACTTCATCAATTGTAAATCCACAATGACTACAACTATATTCTTTGATTTGTTTTTCATCTTCAAAATAGTTCTTAATGTCAACAACTTCTTTTGGTTGTGTAATACCTTTAAATAATTGATCCATTGTATAAGAATGATGAATCAAATAATTATTCAATTTTAGTAAAAAAATGCGCTATAATTTTTTAATAAATGTAACAAACTTTTTTGTTTTTTCAACTGATTTTAATTTTTCCAAAAAATGTAGTACAAAACTATTAAAATATTGTATAGCCCTGTCATTTGTTTTCCAATGAGTATGAATACTTAATAATGGTAGATTATTAACACATATTCCCGAGCAACTAGTATTTCTATTTATTGACCATTTTGATTTTAATGATTCTATTGAATCACTTCCTTGTAAAAGTCTCCACCATCCATAATTATTTTGAATAGGAAATTCATATACTTTAAAATCTTTACATAGTTCTTCAAGAGCGGCTTGTTCATAATAACGTGATAAATGTGTGGATGTTTTCCAAAAGTTTACAATTTCTTTTGAACTAGAAAAAACAAATCCACCATTATAGATTCCAAATTTTGCTTCATCACTTTCTCTTATATAATGACGACTCAATCCTATTTGATTCGATAATTCCATAGTTGGTAATGGTCCTAAAAAACATATATCGGCATCACAAAATAAAACATAGTTTTCTGTTTCATGTACCCATTCTAATAAATTCATCTTTTCACACATTAAATCAACCCATCTATTTTCATAATTTTCACCGGGCATCTTTTCCATTTGTATACGAGTTAATCCATCATATACATTTAAAGTAATTTGTTTAAAAATAGTACCTTTATATATTTGCTGAGTATCTAAAAAATTTGAAATAGTAGTATCGCAATATATATATAGTTTTGGTAGTTCATTATTCCACAATTGTAAAGTAAATAAAAATACTTTTAAATCATCTAGTGCTTTTGCATTTGCTAATGTAGCAACTGCGTACATATATTTAAATAGTTACTATGGTTTAGGCTAAAAAGGAATATGTATAGTATGAAGAAATACTTGCTATCACTTGTATTATAATATATAATAATGTTTCACGATATCCTAGATTTCCATTGAAATACTGAGCAACAGATATTGCAGGATTTAGTAACGCTCCACTGACTGGTAATACTAAAAAGAGTATAATGCCGTATGTTCCAGCAATAACTAATGGATTTGTCGAAGTAAGCATCGCTAGTGTAAGTAAAAATGTTCCTAAATATTCACCAAGTAGTGGTAATACCGTTTTCATCTATTATAATCTCCGGATTTATTAGATGAGACAGCACTACATTGAAATATTTATAGCATCTGTATTTTTATTTTTTTTCATAATCTACTTTTTAGAGTTTTTTTCATTGAATGAATATGTAATTATTCGCAATCCTATATCCTATAAAGAGTCATTTGTAAATTTAGAGCCTTCTGATATAAATGCTTCTTATAGTTTACTAGATGGCGTATTATCATTAAAAGAAGAACAAAAGTATGGTAAATTAAATTCTCAAACATGCTATGACTCTAGTTTCACAACTCGCTTAGAGCGCACTGGCAATTATTTACAAAGAACTAACAATTATCGCCATAAAGATCCTGACTCATGTACATCTCCTAATCAAGAATTTGTAACATCATTTTATAAAGTAGAACCATTAGATTAATAAAACTTCGGTAATAATATTACTGCACCTGTTCCAAGTGTTAGAGCCAATATAAGTAAGAACTGCATAATACCTTGAGAAGCATTATATAAAAGAACAACTGATGGGACTATAAAAAAGAATATAGGAATAAATGTTTTACCACCATTTTCAAAAATAGATGTTGGTTTTGTTGTAATATTTTTAACAAAATTAAAACTTGTTTTAATGGCATTCCAAACACCATCGCTAAATAGTGTTGTTATTGTACTATATGTTAAAATCATATAAAAACATAATATATTAATTTGTGATGATATTAAGAAATCGAGCACTGGAACTTTAAACATAAAAGCACCAAATAAAGCAACATTAAATATTAAAGCAACAAATACAATCTTTATTATATTTTCTGTTGTAAAGCCTTGCGTTTTTTTAATAGAATATATAGCAAATAGACTAATAAATAATGTTGTTATACTAAATACTATAATTCTAAAAATAGTTGATAATTTTGAACCAGATTGCGCTGGTCCAGCTGGACCTGTCATCCCTTTTGATAGCGCACCTAATGAATCTACGCCAGGAAGCCCTTTCTTTTTAGCAAATGGATTCATTGAACTAAATGAACTCATTAAAGCTGCTGTTGCTGCTTTGTCACGCGCACCTTTCGTTTTTGAACTTGCAAAACTTTTTACTTTAGAAAAAAGTCCACCATCCATATCTATATATTAAGTAGATTCTTCTACAATCATACATTGTTTCTGTCGTTTGTATTTTGGTTCTGCCAATACAAATTCATTATTACGCGCTTTTTGTACATCATTCCAAAATTCTTCTTGTTTTTCTAGTGTAGAATTATACCATTTTGTATCGCGTTTTACAACTACATTATGTACTTTTGTAATAGCGTATTCAATAGATTCATATTCATTAAATCCTTCATTTATATATTTTGTTTTAGATTCTTCATCATATAAATAAACAAATGTATTATCTTTTTCCATTAACCAAACAAACCCTTTTTCTAAGTAACAACCACTTAAGTCGGGGTTCATATTTTTAGGATTTTTTGAAACTATTTCAACTTCAACATATTCACATTCATTTAGATTTGTTACTTCTAATTGAATTTGCATTTGCATCCAATATTCTTCTGGTACAATACCACCAATTTTACGCGAATAAGGACATTTAATTTCAACGAGTTTACCATATTTATCAGATTCTTCTGAAATAATAATTCCATCTGGACTTGCTCCCAAATGCGGCTGTGTTTCATGTTTTAGACGACCACAATCATAAATACTACAGTTCCAAGTACGCTCTAAATAGCGTTTAATAATTGGTTCAAATCGTACGCCCCAATCCATTGGACTCATAGATTGTGTCGGTAAAGCATGAGGACTATCGCGTTTTTCTGGGTTTACTTTTGATAATACAAGTTGTCCTCGGGTTCGTTCACTTTCAAATAGTTTATGAAACTCGCTAGCAGTTAACATACATTTCATATCTTCATACCATTGGCTTGTACGTTGCTCAACTTGATGTTTTACATAAATTTTTTCAACACGTTCTTTTAAAATATTTTTAGGAATACTATTTTTAGAGTATTTATGAAATGTATCATATAATGTGAAAACTAATGATTCAGCATTCTTTGTTTTTGCCTTAATATCAGCATCAAATTCACTATCATGTAATAGTTGTTTTAGTGAACTATGATATACATCTTGCCACCTTAGCATTTTTTTTTCATGACTACTGTAAGGTATAATATCTTCTTGAATTCGTGCTAAATCTGAAAGTATAGTAAACATGTTTGAATATGATGCCATCATGTTTGCTATTCAATTTTACTATTTTAAATACGCTTGAATAGTTTAGGTTAGATTATTAATTGGCTGAGCATTTGTTACTACAGTTGTAATTTCTTGTGTTGGTGAACCAACATGTTTTTTTCGCATTGTTACAGCATTGCGAAGCGGTTTATCAAGCATTTGAAAAATATAAGTACCATCTGCTTTTTGGTGCATGACTAAATTCTTAATCTCAAGAATTCGTTCAGATTCAATATCATATACAACAGAATTCTTTGAATTTAAAAGTTTTTTATCAAGAGATTTTGTTAGCAACTGTAAGAGTGCCGTTACTTCAACTTCTTGAAGACCTTTCGAATCTTTCATAGATTCACTAAATAAACGAATTCTATTTAGCCTCATCCCTCGTTCAAGACGATGCCATGGCTTTTTGAAAGCAACTTCTGATTCACGCTTTAGTAAATCTTGTAGGCTTTCATTTAAGGAATAGTCCTTAAATATTGTAGCACCACTAAGGTCATGATGTTTTCTTACTGTTTTATTCCTGTTCATATATATAATATATGTAATTAGTCTTAAAGCGGTTCACATTTTATTTTATTTAAAATAGTTTGTAAAATGGGTGTAATAAATTCTGGATTTGTAGAATTCACATGAAGAAAATCTTCAGTATAATTACCAACTAATATAAATCGCCTCCAACATTCGTTTTCAGAATTTTCATAATACGTATAAAATTCTTCCATTTTTGTTTTTGTTGTATCAATTTCTAAATAACACACATCATTGATAATAGTTTTTTTAAAAAAATATAGTTCATTTGTATTACAAAATACATCTATTTGTGATTCTTCTAAATCTAAAAATAAAGTACCTTTATTTAAAAATATATGAAATCTGTGAATTGGGTATATATTTTCTACTTTTTTATAAACAAAAGGTATTAAAAACATCTATACTACTCTGTTAGATGGATCCAACATTTCCTTATGCTGGAAAAGTTCGTATCCCACCTTCACAATTTCAATTAAGAAATCGTATTGAAAAAAATACGAGAGATTGGGTAAATGCAAAACAGTTTGAACATTGGCAAACAGATACACCTAGTTTAACAAATAATATGCCAAAATTAGTTAATAAATCAAAATCTATACCAGATAGTTTTGATATTGAAAAAGGATATTCTCCACCAAATTTTAATATACCAAATATAGCTTATTATGACATGGCTCCTATAAATACACGTGGAGATGCTCGTGATTATAAACAAAGTCAGCCATTTGTCGCAGGTGGTCCAGATTTAGAGTATAATCCCTATTTTGATCGATATGACCCGGTTCGTGATCCACGAAATGCCGTTCGTGAATTACGCTCGGCAGTATATGAAGATAAAGGAACAAATCGTTCTGAATTAGAATCTCAAAAATTTCTTCGTCGTCAATTTGAACATCGTTGGAGTTCAGAAGAAATGATTGATGAAGATAAAATGGATACATATTTACGATATGAAATTGCTACTGCTGGTGACTCTAATCAAAAGATACTTCAATAGGTGAAAAATGCTTTTGCATCTGTTTCGTTGAAACATTTTCAGAAGAAGATATTTTTCTACGTGTAATTCGTTTCGCATTTGTATTATTAGGTTTCATATCTGCTTTACGAACTTTTTGTAATTCTCGCGCTGATTCATTCATTTCTTTTTCAATATTTGATAAATTTAGTTTAATATAATCAAGAATTCCTTTTTCAATCGCCCATCGAAAAAAGTTTAGTTTACCAACTGTTGTAATAAAAGCAGGGATATTACTTAGCTGAAACATTATACGTTCTCTCCTACAGAAAGGGTCAAACAGTTTTTTACTATATGCCTTTAGTTGATTCTTATAATCAATATAAACAAAAAATTCTTGTCCTTTATGAATATAAGATATATTATGAAATTTAGAATAGTTTGTTACAAACCAATCAATTAAACGTAAACTCATTTCTGATTCACCTTCAAGTATTTTAAGAATTTCTACTAAATCACTACGATTCATATAAAACTGTTGTAAACTTTGAATAATAAGTTCTTGTTTACATACAATCTTTCGCTTTCGTGTTTGAGGATCAGGATTTACATAAAGTTCGACTACAGGCATTTCACTCGCCATTTTTATCTAAAAATGTTCTAAATATTAGTTTAAGCCTACAACAGATGGATAATCCTCCTCCTAATTATAATCCAAATGAAAGTGTATTAAGTGGTGGAATAAATAGTTCTTCTCCAATTTCAATTGTTCAAGGGGGTGGTGGTGTACTCGATGGACATAATGAAACTACTAGCGTACTAGAAGGTGGAATTAATAGTTCTACACCAATAACAATGATACAAGGTGGTGGTGCTGCTGAAAATAATATTCAAATTGTTAAAAATTATAATATGTTAGATAAAACTCAATATGATGCTTTTATCGCAAAGTTTTCCAAAACGGGAAATTTTACAAATCCTACAGCAAAGATAAAAGAGTTAATAAAAAAAAAATATAAGGAAACCTTTTTACATTATCGTAAATCAGGCACATATATTGAATCTAGTTCTTTAAATTCTCGAAATACAACAAATATAATTAAAATTAAATTTATTCCATCAACAACTAAAACTTTAATACTACTACCTCCTACTGATGATCCAATGGCGTATATTAATCAAATTATGTTTTTAATTAATAATCAATATTTAAGAATAACAACAAAAAATGAATTTATATTAAACCCAAATATTTTTGTAATAAGTTTAGCACCATTTAATACAAATTCAAATTTAAAAACAAAGGAAATTTTACAATACTTTTATAATAAAATAAAATTATCAAACTTACATTCATATTATTATATAAACGAAACAGTAGAAGATAAATCTTCTTCAACTGAGCCACTCGTATTTATACTCCGCAAAGAAATGGAAGGTAAAAAAGGTATTTTAATAGCAGAATCTGGATTTAAATTATTAAATCCAATAAATCCTGATAGTTTATCACCGTTTGATTATGATTTAATAAATGAAGAAGGAATACAAACCATAAAATATAAGGGGGATGCTTCTAAAGTATATGAAAATATTTACATGATAGCAAACGGCGATGACCCAGAAACTACAATTATGAACGATTATACATTTACACTAAAAACAAATATAGCAGTATTAGATTTAATAGATGAAGATATTCAAACAATAACTATAGATTTACAAGGTAATAAATATAGAATTCGTTTACCATTAACCCCAAATAAAACTCTTGATAAAGTATACAATGATTGGGATAATAAAAAATATAGTAATAATGAAATGGAACTTATAAAAAATTTAGATTTACAAAATATTGAAGGTTTAGATATTCCTCAATTCTTATTTCATCTATCATATTTTAAATGTTTTGATGATACATCTTTATTATCAAAGCAAGAGTGTACTTATATGAAAGATCAGTTACAAAAAGTCTATTTACATTCATTGAAAAAACATGAAAATGATATAGAAAGATCTACGGCTAATATCGATAATAGGGTCTATGTATCACATGAGTGTAGAACAATGGATGTATCAACTGGTACTATAAAAGTTGATTGTACAGTAAAATATAGGGTCGGATTAAATGAAGGCACTACAACTGTAGAAATTAATGAGAAATATATACCAATTCTGAAGTCAACTAAAGATGAAGATATAAAAGCAATAAAAGAAGCGGTTTTAGCAGAATTTTATAAGGAGAATTAGTAGGGATGAAAGAAATAGATTATATTGGAGCTGGAAATAATTATTATGATGATGATGATTACAATGGAGGAGAATATGAAGATGATGAATACTATGAAGGAGGCGAATATGACGATGATGAATACTATGAAGATGAGTACTATGAAGGAGGTGATGAAGAGTATGACGATGAGTACTACGAGGGAGGCGATGAAGAGTATGACGATGATTCCTATGATGCCGACGACTACTATGAAGGTGTGGGGGGTAGAAGAGGCAGAGGTGCCCCTAGAGGCAGAGGTGCTACTAGAGGAAGAGGTGCTCCTAGAGGAAGAGGTGCTCCTAGAGGAAGAGGTGCCCCTAGAGGAAGAGGTGCTCCTAGAGGAAGAGGTGCCCCAAGAGGGAGAGGTGCTCCTAGAGGGAGAGGTGCTCCTAGAGGAAGAGGTGCCCCAAGAGGGAGAGGTGCTCCTAGAGGGAGAGGTGGGCCAAGAGGAAGAGGTGCTCCTAGAGGTCGTGGGCAAGGGAGAGGTCGCGGACAAGGGAGAGGTCGCGGACAAGGGAGAGGTCGTGGTAGAGGTAGAGGTAATGGAAGGGGAGGGCCAGACCCATCTTTACTTGGATTAATACCTCCAGCTAACACCGGCAATACTGGTAATGATACTGGTAATGGCACTGGTAATGGCACTGGTAATAATACTGGTAATGGTACTGGTAATGGTACTGGTAATAATACTGGTAATGGTGGTATTAATTCAAATGGCAATGGTATACCAAATAACAGAAATACAAATAATAATGGTAATGGCGTGCCAAATAATCAAGAAAATAGAAATGGTAATGGCGTACCAAATAATCAGCAAAATTCAAATGGAAATGGTATTCCTAACAGTAAAGATCCAAATAGTCCCTTATTTAGAGGAAAGAAAGGCTCAACAAAAAAAATAATGCCAGGTATTAAAAATACTACACGTAAAGGAAAAGCAACTCCAATAATACCTCGCTCTGCGTTTACAAATGCTCAAGGTAATCCACTATTTCCACCAGTAAGAAAAGAAGTACTACAAGGTGCTATGCCCCCCGGTATAGTAGTACAAATTGATTTTTCTTCTAAAAACTCTAGAGTTTCAAATAAACCTTATATAGTAAATGATATTGGGTATGAAAATAAAGTGATTGATGGAGTTCCAATTCGAACATATGTTTCACAGTTTGTTGCACCAGTAGGCAATGGTGGAATGAAAGCATATGAAGTATATGGTGTAAGCCCTGAGCAAATAGCTGAAGCAGTTACATTATTTAAAGCATGGAATGAAGGTACGCAATCACCAACTGGTCAAATTGCTGAAATGGCACGAAAACAATCAAAAGAAAATGAAAAAGATTTAGAAGAATTAGATTTAAATATTAATAAAATAAAACGTGATTTGCCAAATATAAGAGATCCATATCAATTAGAAATAGTGCAAGCATATTTAATGTCTTTAGAAGAAAAGAAGAAAAAATTAGCTGAAATATTAGAAGCTTCAATTTCAGTAGAAAAAAAACTAAGCGAATTATAGGCTAAATGGATCTAACAAATCCTGATTTAACAAAAAAAGTATTAGCTGCTCTTAACCCAAATAAAATTTTGAGTGAAGACAAGTTAGAAAAACAAATATTTATGATTAGAAGAAAAGCTCCATCATTACAATCAAGTTCAGAATCTCAAAGAATAGGAAGATTACAACAGGCTAAAGATAAACTTGGTAGAGCAGTTACTAGAGCTGCTAGTGCTACTGGTAGAGCAGTTGGAACAGCTGCTAGTGCTACTGGTAGAGCTACTAGAAAAGCTGCTAGTACTATTGGTAGAGCTGCTACTGCTGCTAGAAAAAGTATTTACACTACAAAACAAGAAAAAGTTAATAAGAGGCGAAAAAATATATTAAATACATTAAAGAGAAAAAATAAACTATTTTTAAATGAAGGTAATTTATAATTTAATATTATTAGAAAAGAGTTTAACACTTTAACAAACTTAATCCAAATATTACAAATATTCCTGTACCAACAAAGGCTAAAATTTCTTCTTGATTTGTTGGCTTAGATTTTTTCTCAAGTTCATCTAAACGGCATATAAGTTCATCGATTTTTTTCTGTAAATCTGTTTCTTTAGAATTTTCTATTTTCTTATCCTTTTTAAGCTCATCATTCAGCTCACGAGGTTGTGCTTTTAATACATTCCATAATGGATATGTTCCACCGGGTGTTGGCAGTTCATCAAAATAGGCTGTATTATTTCTAGATGGTGTTAGTGGTTTCCATGAATCATTTACTGATGGTATAGGTAATACATTGCCAGTCGCTTTTTCAAACCCTTTTTCATCCGATTTGCTAAAATCAGATGTAAACCCTTCTAAATTCATTCCATCATCGTCATTTTGACCTAAAAAATATGATGGTAGCTGTTGTTGTTGACCAGCATTCTGTTTAGGAAGAATTGGTACTTGTACATTAATATTCTGGAACGCTTCCGAATAGTCTTTGGATGCCGCTAGCGCCGGGCAGTTTGCATCAATTGCTTCTGGAGCAAAACTGGGATCTACAGATTTAAAATAATCTCGATTCTTCTTTATCTTCTTTCTTTCATGTTTACGGGCGGATTGAGTTCCAGTATTATCTTTACAGCCAATACTTTCACCTTTGAATGCATCTTCTAAAAGACAATAGTCCATTGTCGTCCCTGAGAAAAATGGAGAAATCTTATACACCGAAATATATGTATGAAAGTAGAATGATTGATTCAATGAAAAAAGATATATCTGAATTATATACTAAATTTGAAACTCCTATTCATATTATACTATATATTGTATTAATGACATCAATAATTTATGTTAAAGAAATCCCTGATACTTATAAATATTACGGTTCAAATATAATTCTTCGATTTGTATTATTTGGAATTGCTTTAGCTATTTGTAAATATGTATCATATGTACATGCTATGTTGTTTGCTATGTTTGTGGTATTATATGTAAGTTTTACTCCCGGTATGAAAGAAGCGTTTGAAGATTTACGAATTGTAGCGCGCAAAGAACAAAAATGGTTTGATGAAAAAGTCTTAGGTGAAGAGCCAGAATTAATGGAAACAGAAAAAGTTCGTACTGAAGCTATTCAATCTTCATAAGATGATAATGACAATCTTTATAGATTAGTAGATGGATATAGATTTAATAGCAAGATATAGTTTTACTTTATTCTTCTTTCTATGGAATATTGTTGAAGGATTTAAGATTGATACACATTACCCTCATAAATTAGTTGTATTATACTTTTACCCATTATTTAGATTATTATTATTAACATTATTTGTGATAGGTAGTCTTTGGTGCCATGGCCTTTCTATGATGATGGGATTTGCTATATTTTTCTATTTTATGGATTTACAACTCTTATTATATAAAGAAATATAATAAATAGATATGTCATTTCCATTTCCTCAACAACAGAATGTTTCAACAAACACTGTTGAAAATATTATAACATCAGTGAATTCTAACCCATATTTTATTGGTTCAATGATGTTACTACTAAACTTGGGTGGTCGCCATTTAGCAACCGGTTTAACCCCCGAGCAAGACAAGTTTTTTCAACAACCATGGTTTCGCCGTTTACTTATATTTGTAGTATTTTTTATTGGTACACGTAATGTCATATCATCAATCTTCATGTCAATTGTCTTTATTTTATTAGTTGGTTATTTATTTAATGATACAAGTGCTTTATATTTATTTAAACCATCTGTTGAAGAAAAGAAAGTTGAAGTTCCTCCAAAAGTTGAGCAGAAAACTGGACCAGTATACACTGGGCTAACACCAGAAGAAACAGAAATTCATAAACGACTCACTGAAAAAATAGAGCGCACAAAGAAAGAAGAAGAAGGAAAGGCACCTGTCGGTCAAAATATTCAAAATCAAATTACTATGGCGTATTCGACTATTATGTCCCGATTTTAAGAAATAGTATGAAGTATAAAATGTAGTATTTTATAAAAAATAATTTATTGATTATAAATTACTAAAAGTAATTATGTTAAACAGCTAAACTTACAGAATTCCCTACTGGCGCACGACGACGACGCCCACCACCTCTTCCTGTTCTAGTTGATTCTGCTTGACTCATAATCTCTTCAGAATGAACACTCTGAAGTTCAACAGCAGCGGCCATCGCAGGTTGATTTACAGATGAAAGAGTTTCTGGTGCTAAATAGATATCGTTGCGACGAGCTTCTTCAAATGTCTTTAATATATCATCAACGCCACTAGGTCCTTTCATTTCACGACGAGCAGGCTGAGATGATGGCTCGACTGCCGCTACAGCTTGAGGGGCGTTGGGAGGAGTATTAAACATTTGGGAAGCAGCACTTGTTGGTACTGGGGACGCAGCAGCCTTCCCAGAATTCATTGCCATATTCATAAAGTTTCCGAAGCCAGGACCCGCTTGGCTGGCAGCAGCACCAGCAACTTGACGGGCTAAATCAGGATTATTACGTAACACATCATCCACATTTGGCATACGACTACGTAAGAATGTATTACTTACGTGGCACATAAACCCTGAGCCGGCAAGAGTCATCATTAGACGAGCCTCGGGAGGCATCTTACCACGCTCCTTGTATTTATCATATAACTCTTCAAAGATTTCATCAAAATCCTCTACATTTTCGTGAACGGATTCAGACCATCCATCGAGTTTTAGATCAAACGGATCAAACTTACCATTTGCCCATTCTAAACCAGTAACAATACCCATAAGTGCTTGACGCTGGAATCGTAAACTTGCTTCAAGATTACGAGCATCTAATAGTCTATTGTACTCATCACGAACTTCTTCTAGTGTATTATCCATTGTGTAACGACGGCTTACAGGAAACCCTTTTTGCTCAAGGCGCTGTAGCTTATTTAAATATTCCATCTTTTCTTTCTTTTCGGCTTCATTGTTTACAGGTCGCGAAGGTGCGGGGTCAAGATGTAAAGATGGCGATGATGATGATTGATTATTTGAAAAGATTGGTTCATCTCTTTTAATTTCAGCTTGAAAAGGAGGCATTGAAATTTCTGGTAGTGAAAATGATGGACCCGAATCTAAATTACTAATTTGGACTTCACTAATGCCTACATCTGGAGCTGGAGGCGCAGAACTATTGCTATTTAATCGTGTATTTGATATCATATCAAGTCCTAATGAATCGTTAAAATCACTTAGTTCTACTACATTGCCAAAATCATTTGATATAGAAATATCAGAAGAACCATTCATAATCCGTACTTCTTTTTCCATATCTCGCAAGGACACATTCATCTTTCTTGAAATGATAGCTTTCTTTTTATATAGGTAAATAACGCATTAAGTAGTTTTGTCGGGGATAAGTAGAATGATTCCAAGATATAGCAATGAACAATTATTTTAGTAAGTTGGAGTTGGGAATTGAAGAAAAGAAAGGTGGTAAATCACGAAAGTTTAGAAAATCAAAAAAGAAATCAAAATTAAGAAGAAAAATCAAGACACATAGAAAGCGCATCCGCTAAATCATTTTTCTTTATAGATTTTTCAAACATACATTGAAGTTCAGCAGTTTGAGATTCTTTTTTAAGAAACTCTTTGGCACGCTCAACAGATGCTTCTTTTCTATCTTTATAACCAGCTTCACCTGTTGCTTTTCCTTGAATCTTCTTTCCAGCATGAATTAAATGCATTTTAGGAACATTTGGTTGTAAAGTATCACGAAGTGTAGCATATAAGAGAACTTGAACTGTTTTCATTACCGGGTTTTTTAATACTGGTTGATTTTCTAACCCAATATGACTTGCTGTATAAAAAAGTTCTTTATTCTGTAATATAAACTTACGGATTGAGTCATGTAATGCTTCCATATCAAACATTTTCTTTGTTGCCTTTTTTTTCTCAATAGGCAAGCAATAGTGTTTCTTCACATAATCAAATAATTCTTCTTTTTTACCAGTTTGCTTTGTAATCTCTTTTATAACTGCTAACTTAGGCATCTTTTTCAATACATTTCCAGATAAATCCTTAAATACTGGCTTGATTGTATGTTTTCCACAATAGTAGTTTGAATTATGCGTATAAACAGCATTCTTGTTACACACTAAACACTTATATTTCTCTTTAATATCAGCAACATCACCATCATTTATTAAATCATAATTCTGCCAACCTAAAATCTTTTTGTTGTCAGAATTATAAAGGCACCATGCCAAATTTTTAATACCAATATCAAAACATAAAACAATCATACTTCTTATCAGTCTTAATTTTTATTTAGGTAAGTTATACGTTCCACGAGGAGTATTACGCCCACCTTCAAAATATTTTGTTAAATGTGCTTCTTGTGTAATATCTTTTGTTCCGCTTGAAAATATGAATGTTCCAAATAAATCGGGAGTTGTATTATTATTTCTTTCAAATCCTATACCAAGATTCTGCTTTGTAGGTACAAACACAGAATCGTACTTTGTTGTTTTAAGAATTTGAGCTGGAGGAGGCACTACACTTGCATCTAGTGGTTTTGTATACGGAAACTGATTTTTTCTAGAAAAATCAATAATTTTCTCACCATTTTTCTGGAGCCATGCTTTTGTTGGATATTGCTGTCCAACTGGTATATTTTTAGAGCAATGATTTTCGTAATCTGTTGCTAAGCGACCATCAGACATAGGCGCAGCCCATCCTCTATAACGATTGTCAGGTGTGGTATCATTTGGTAAAGCATACAAAGAATCTTTTACTTTTACATTTTTGTAGTTAGCATACATATTTGGTTCTGAAAATTTTCTAAAATTATTTCGGTCCATACTGCTTATTCCTACTAGTATTTATACAATTAATAGTATATTTATTCCTCTGGTACAGCCATCAACTCATTCCCACGAATGAGTTGTAAAAGTTTCTCACGACCGGGCCTATTACTTACACGAATACCTTTTTGTTTAGCAACTTCCAGTAACTCTTCTTTTGTCATTGATTCATAGTTTACAGATAGTTTATTTGATTCAGGTACTTGATTTTCTGATAAATCAAGTGATGCGTGGACTTCATCAAGAATATCTGAATATATTTCATCATTTGATTCTTGAATATTTGATAATTCTTCTTGTATTATTTGTTCTTGAACTGGTTTTTCCTCAACCGATGGCATAAAAGAAGCATTGTCAAAATTCACGCTCGGAGGTATAGGAGGAAGGATATGTACTGGCTGTTGTTCTTGATTCATTTTAATGTCTATCAGAATATTTTCAATTAATCCAACACGTTTTTCTGTATACGATACGCGTGAGTATAAATAAAAGAAAAGCGCTCCAAACACAAGTGTTAATAATAAACCAATTGTTAACGATTCACTTAAGATACTCATTTCTTGTTAAAATATATACTAATAAGAATTTTTATTTACGCATATGTTTTTTTCCAAATTTCACTTACACTACTTGTTTTACAAATACCTTCAGAAAGTTTATAATCGTAAATAAGCTTATCATTTTCAATATGTGCGTTTACACAAATACGTTTTACAAATTCTGGAGAATTTTCAATAATTTCAAATACATGCGTACTTACTATACTTGAAATATGTGTATAAGAATGTAATTTTTCTAAAAATTTCTTGGCAGTTCGAATCCCATCGGGAGGATTTGTTGAATGGAAAATTTCATCAAATAAAACTAAAGCCTTAAACTTTGGATTATTAAACGATAATACATCACGAGCAAAACAAACTTCTTTTTCAAATAATGATTTTTCACCAGGTATATCTTGAATATGTAAACCTGAAAATATATAATCAAAATTGCTCATTTCACATGTATCACATATAGCATATCCAAAACTTTGAGAAAATAAGACAGTTTGAAGAATTGCTCGTAAAAATGATGATTTACCACCTCCATTTGGACCACTTAATAAAAAGTGATTTGATTTGGAATCAAGTGTAAAATCGGAACCCACACATTCAGTTTCATTTAAATTAATATCAACACAATTTTTAACTTTTAAATATGGTACATTCGATTGATATAATGTAACTTTTTTAAAACGATTATTATTTGCTAAAGAAAATAATACTTCAAATTTTGAAATAGCATAACTTAGTAAATGTAAATATGATGGATTATCTAAAATATAAGAAAAATTTCTACGATAATCGTTTGAATCTATAAAATTTTCAAGTGTATTATTTAATTCAAATGAAATATTATTTTCTTTTAAAATAGTATTTAATTTTATTACATTTGATGAATAATTGTATAGTTGTTTACCCAATTCATATATAGTACTATTAATTGTATTTAAATGTAGTGCATTCTGTATAGGTTGATACATTGATTGAGCAATTGTAAAGACTGTAAAAATATTTTGTAACATTTTTTCAATAGAACCATCAAATGAAAATGAAATCATTTGACCCATGATTTTTTGATACATTTCATATGACATGGGCATATTCCAAACATACTTAATTAGTAGATATGGGAGAAAATACATGATAAAAGGTATCGCAACAGAAATAATAGGTATAAAATATATTTTAATATAACTAAGTATCATAATTAAAAAAGGAAATGTATTAAATATTTTTAAATCGTAATGTTGAAATAAGAGTTGTCCGAATGTATCTTTTTCAAGAGATTCTAGCGAATTATTTGTATCAAAAAAAAATTGTAAATCTTTTTCATTTTGTATAATTTCTTGAAGTGTTGAAGATATATTCTTTTTTGCTTCATTATTTAAATTACGCAGATTTTCAATACATGTTTGAGTTTTTATGATAGTTTGGACATTTGGAAAAGTAGATTGTTTTCTTATAAATGATTCTAAATATTCCTTTCCAAAATAAGTTTTTATATCTAAAATTGTATTTAAGCTAAGTAATCCCGAATCATTTAATAAATTCATATTTTTTAACTGTATTTTAAATATTTGAATAGTCCGCAGATTTACAAAAGGTTTAAACATTTCAAGATAAATATATATATAGGTAAAAATCTCAGAATTAATAATGACTACAACATTAGGAATGATTAAGAAGGGATTTTTTAATGAGTTACTTTCTTTTGAATCTACGATGGCCCCACCTTCAGAATCTATAAAACTGAAAATAACAAATCTAAGTGGACTGTTGGATTTACATTCAGTTTCTCCCAATTGGAGAAATATAGATAAAAAACCCCAACTTATGAATAATCGTAGAGGGTTTCGTAATGATTCATTCCAAAGTTTGCCATCATTAACTTCTATTCATCATTCTTCCTCTTCTACATCATTAAATACACCTAAAAGTTGTGTATCAGTCCCTTCACCTTCATTTGTAAAATATGTTAGTAAATATAAAAATAGCGATGCTCAAGTAAAAGATACTATTTTAAATACTATTATTCTTTCCAAACTAAATAAATTTAGTGCCACTACATATGAAGAAATTAGAGATTTCTTATATCAAATTCTTGGTTCAAGTGATACAAAAGAATCAGAAGAATTTGTAAAAGAATTTATGAATCTGGTATTTAAAAAAGCAGCAAGTGAAGAGATTTTCTGTCCTTTATACGCCAAACTTCTTGGAGAAATTTCAGAAAAGTTTCCAATTATTCTTGATGAAATGAATAAATTACATGAAAATTATTTAACTATTTTTGAAGAATGTTCTGAAGAAGAAACAAAAGATTATGATGCTTTTGTTATTAAAAATCGTGAAAAAAAGTACCGTCAAGGATACAGCCAGTTCCTATCAGAGCTTACATCACTACGAATTTTATCAGCCAATAAACTTATTGTAACATATAATAAAATTATTGACCAACTACTCATTCAAGGCTGTTTTGAAAATAAAACCCTATTAACTGATGAATATATTGATTGTTTACAACGTATTACAAAAGTTCTACGGCACAGAGAAGAACCTTTTTTCAAAGATATTCGTTCTACACTATTAGTTACAATTAATAAAACAATTGATACAATTCAAAATGAAAAAGAAACATATAAAAGTATTTCAAATAAATCACGTTTCTTGCTGTTAAATATTCAAGATTATTTAAAAGGTATTTAGTAGATGAAAAATACTAAAAAATATAGAAAAATAAATAAATCAACAAGAAGACATAAAGGCGGTATTCGTCGAAATAATGTATCACAATTTATAACACAAACAGCAGGATATAATTCTATATTTAATGATTCTCAAACGGGTGGTCAAGCTGGAGGACCTTCTCCAGCTACTGCTACATTAAATATATATCAGCTTGAATCTAGTTCATTACGTGAATCATTACAATCATATGGTGATGCTATACAATCAATAATTGACGCAGCTCAAACGGGTGTTGATATATATCAATTACCAACTGGGGCCCCTACAACAACAAATCCTAATACTCCATCATATAATGAAATGGTAATACAATACAATTCTGCGAAAGATGTAAGAGATGCTGCTGTTACTTTAATGAATACATTTAGTGGTCCAACTGGTTTATACAAAACAATATATGGCGATAGTGCTGTATTTATACCAACACCATCTCCGGCCCCTGCAGTATCTGGTGGCATGTTTGGTGGCCAAGCGGGTGCTCCATCTGCTGCTACATTAGCTCCACGTTCCGGTTTAACTCAAACATTATTACAAACAAAACTCCAAGAATTTGGAAATGCTTTAATGAATTTAAGCTATATTGCTTATAATTACAATACGATGTATAATACAACACAGCCATTAAATGATGTTTCACCTTCTGGTACAACAGAATATACAGCGTATTCTGCTTTCCGATCACAGCAAGTGGCTTCAGAAAGTATTTTAGAAGCAATAGAATCAACTGTTACTTCATTTTCTGGAACAGATGATTTTAATGCCTCAACTGGAACAGGCTCTAGAGGGTTGTATAGAGCAATTTTAGGAGATTCTTTTAGATTTACACCACCTTCTCCTCCTCCCGGTGTAGGGATTGCTGTAGCTAGAATAGCATCCTCATCTACACCAGCATCCGCATAAAAAATATTAATAGTACATAGAAATGGCGCGTAAATCTCGTAGATCAGGTAAATCTCTTTCTTTATTCAGCCGCTTATTCGCCCCTGTACAAGAAGCTGTTGGTGCTACAGGTAACTCTGTTCGTATTGTAACCCGCTCTGTTGGTAATATTGCTGGTAAAGCTGTAAACACAGTTGGTAAGGTAGGTACCCGTTTTGCGAAAGGCGCTGATAGTGCTGTGAATAAGCTAACCCGTGGTCGTAAGAATCGCAAAAATACTCGCCGCAACAACACACGTCGTATGAATCGTCGTTAAAATTATAAAGTAATTTTAGCAAAAAATTGATTGAATCAATTTTGAATTTGTTCTTAGGAAAAAGAATGAATCCAAAAAACCGAAATCAAGGCAGAGGAATGGAACGAATGGAACGAATGGAACGAATGGAAACTGAGAAAAAGGAGAAAGATAAACCAAGCCCCCGAAACAAGAAAGTATTTCAAAAAAAAGTATTAGCCCCCAAAAAGTCAGTTCCAAATAATATTGATGACGATGATGACGATAGTGTCGATAGTTATGGAAATATTAAGAATCTAATTGATTATGATTATGATTCAGAAGAATCAACTGAGAAAAAACCAATGCGTAAAGCTGCTAAAAAAGCGATGAAAAAAATGAAGAAACTTACAAAAAAAGAAGAATCCGAAACGGAAGAAGAATCAGATAGTACATATGAAAGTTCTGATGAAATGGAAGTTGAAGAAGATGTAGAATCGGGTGAAGTTGAATCAGAAGAAGATTCTGACGAATCATATGATTCTGAAGAGGAAGAAATGAATAAATCTTTACCAGGGATTCATATTAATTTTAGTCCGTTAATGGGTGGAATGGGTGACCCACATGAAAATTTAATTCCAAAGCGGCATAATCTGAAAAAAGAATCAGAAGATGTTAAAAAGTTTGTAAAACTTGTTACAAAACCAAATGACCAAAATACAATTGATGATCAGATTGACCAATTCAAAGCACTAGAAGGAGCTAAACAGAAACAGATTATTGAAGCACTCGAGCGCAAACCCAATAATTCAGAATCTTCACTCATGTTTAAGATTCTAACAATGAATCTTCCAGTTGAAACACAATCTATGGTACTAGCGAAATATAATAGTCTTCAAATGATGGACCCAAGTGTGGGTGAATATTATAAGACTCGTGCTTGGCTTGAGAAGCTAACAAGTTTACCATTAGGAATTTATAAAGATTTACCTGCTAAAATTGATGACGGCCCTGAAGTGTGTGGCAATTTCATGATGCGTGCGCAAAAATGTTTAGCGGATGCAATTTATGGACAAGAAGAAGCAAAGCTACAAATTCTTCAGTTTATTGCTACAAAAATGGCAAATCCAAATAGTCGTGGCTTATCACTGCTACTGGCAGGTCCTCCAGGTATTGGAAAAACTTCCCTCATTAAAAATGGTATTGCCAAAGCACTGGACTGGCCATTCCAGTTTATTAGTTTAGGAGGTGATAGTGATGCTAGTACATACACTGGTCATCAAGTTGTTTATGAAGGAAGTCATTGCGGTAAGATTGTAAACTCATTGGTGGCTGCTAAATCAATGTCTATGGTACTAATGTTTGATGAATTAGATAAAATTTCTGCTACACCCAAAGGTGAAGAAGTACAAAATCTATTAATTCACTTAACTGATCCCGTGCAAAATGGTGATTTTGAAGATAAATATTTGAGTGGTATCCCCATTGATTTATCAAAAGCAATGTTTGTATTCAGCGGCAATGACTTAAATAAGATTGATAAGATTCTACTTGACCGTATGATTGTCATTCAACTCCAAGGATATCAAGTGAAAGATAAGCTTGCTATTGCTGAAAACTTCTTAGTGAATAATGCTCTCAAAGAAGTACATTTAGATGAAAAAGTAAGCTTTTCAAAAGAAGTAATCCAATATGTATTAGAAAACTACGCAAAAGAAGAACCCGGTGTGCGTGAATTTAAACGTTGTATTGAACAAATTGTACAAAAGATTAATATGTTACGAATTTACAATTCTAAAGAAATGCCATTCTATATTCCAAATTTTACACTACCTTTCATTATTAAGAAAGAGCACGTCGACCTATTCTTAAAGAAAAAAGAAGTAAAAGATGTATCTCATTTACATATGTATACTTAACGGTTCCATCGTCGTCCACAATGAGGATTGTGTCCTCCTTCACAATACGTTTCTTCACTAAATCCAGCTTCTTCTTTACAACAAAATGGGTTATGATTATCTTTAGCATTAGATAATTTTTTCCCAGTACTAATATCAATATATTGACTACAATATTTTTTTCCACATACCCAGCACCAACTACGTCCACATCCGGCCCCCATTATAAATCCGTCACGAGTATCTAATCCACATGCGAATATATAATCACACGCAGCATCTTTTAAACACCAACGAGCACACCATGGACATTGCTTAGCATCTTTAGAACCATCTTCTTTTACCATTAATAGAGATGTATATTCTTTCTTTAATATTATTACTCATAATTCTTTGTTTGTTGATTATGATTTTTCAAATAAAACGAAGTCAAACAACACTACAAGAAATAGCACCAAGAATATTTCATCAAATGGCTCGTTGGTCAACTGCTGCTTCACAAGATAAAAATCCTGTCGTAGCAGTACTACATGCGAATTACGGTGTTGGATATATGATGGTATTAAAAGATTTAGCAAGTGATGAAGATTTAGAAAGAATCTTGGGTGTTGAAAATATTCGTAGTATATTTGATGAAGTTCAAAAAATTCAGAATAATGCTACACTTACTTTAGGAAAACATTGTAAAGGCATTTTTCCAGATACTTTTCTAGCACAATATGGGAGTTATCCACTTTCAGATATGATATAAACAACTTATTTTATTTATACAATATGCGTGTGGTGCTTGCGGGTATAGTGCGAAATATTGAGCCTTATTTTTTAAGATTAAATGATTTTATAGTTAATCTTAAAAATGTATTACCAATGCTTGAAGTATGTATTTATGAAAATAATAGCACCGATTCCACGAAAATTCTTTTACAAAATTTAAAAGAAGATTTTATTCAAATAAAATTAGAAAATTTAAAAGAAGATTTTATTCAAATAAAATCGGAAAATTATTCTGAAGAATTCTTTTTACAAAACTTTCCAGCCCGAACTTACAAAAATGAAGGATGTCGAATTCATAAAATTGCGTTTGCTCGAAATAAATTGTTAGAAATGATCCAAGAAAAATATTTAGACCAGCGTGATTTTGTAATAATGATGGATATGGATTGCATTATTTCGCCAAATGTGAATATACTACAACAAATACTAAATGGTTGGCCACAAGATCTTCATGTATTATTTGCGAATGGCGTGAATCATTCTGGACACTATTATGATGGTTATGAGTTTCGTTCTAGTGAGTTACCATATGGACCAGAAATTCTTGGCGAAACATTTTGGTCAGATACTCATATGGCGAAAATACAACATAAATATGAGCCTAATTCAACATTTATCCCTGTTATAAGTGCGTTTGGCGGATTGGCTATTTATAAAGCTTATGTAATTAAAGAGTGTAACTATAGTGCTGATATTACACCGGTATTACATGAGTTTTATAAGAATCTACCAATTGTAGACACAAATCCACAAACTCATTATAATGGATGTGGTTTAGGAATTTATAAAGAACATATTTTTTACAAAAATAATTCTGGATATAATTATCCAGTATGTGCTGAGCATGTAAATTTTCATTTAGAAATAAGAAAAAAAGGATATAAAAATATGTTTATTTGTCCGTTTTTGTATTATTATTGGGGTTAGTAGAAGTCATCCACATAGTATCAATTTTTTCGCGCTCAGCCATCATCTTTTTTAGTTTATCTTCCATTTCTTTCGCTTCTTCTGTTTTTGGTGTATAGCAACTAGTTCCAGAACCAGCACCAGTTCCCCAACGATTTAATGTGCAGCGTGGAGAACCCATTCTATAGCTTATTCAGAAATAGTATATAAGTACTTTCACCAAAATGTGGATTATCAATTGAATGTACAGATTGGTCATCATATACGTACCATTTATGCTCTGAATTATGTAATCCTTGTGCCGTATAATGTCCTCCACGCGCACTTCCATGATGGTCTACAGTACTTAATACGGTGTAATTTGAGTCTTTTTTATTTGGAGATAATTCTGAATAAAGTGATTCAAGGCTTAGAATTGTAGATATAGGTTTAATAGGTTTAGTAATTTTACGACCATCATATGTAAATCGCTTTAGTACAATAATAAGATTTTGTGGAAGTTTCCACACTCGCGTTTTACGAGTTGCCCTTGTATGTTTCTTACAATTGTCACATTGATATCCTTCAATTGTTTCATTGTTCAAATCTCCTTCTAGGCACTCTAAGAGTGTTGGGTTAGTAATATCTTCAGGTATAATTCCTTTTAATGTGTTAAATGGCTCAAACTTATGAGATACATTTTTACATTCATCACACATAACTTGAAGATGGAATAGTCCAAAGAATATATCAACAAATGGTGAAAACTGTTTCTCAAAGTTTTCTTTCCATGCCTCCAAAGACTTTTGATGAGATTTTTGACGTTCGGATTTAAGTTCACATTTACTAATATTCATTTTAACAGTTCGTGAAAGAGATTCATGAAGTGAATCAAGAAGAAACATAAGAAACTCATGGGCATCATGTGGTTCACGAGAAGATAAATGGTCAAAGCAAGTATTTTGTGCAGCTTCACTAAAAGCAGACCAAAATCCCATTGGCCGAACGGATGAATTTGAGTGAATTGATTGTAGGGTTTGAACTACACTAGCAAACTGTTTTGTTAACTCATTATATTTACATCCATCTTTTAAAATAGTGTTATAGTTACCTTCTTTAAACAACGTTTCAATCTTTGGAAACTGTCTAAATGCTTGAATAACGGCATTCGCATAACATGTGAATCCAACATTTACGATACCCCCAGTTCCTTGAATATTTGACATCTTATAGGATACTATATATTTAGCTTTAACTATTTTTAATTTTTTCAAAAAAATGGAAAAATTAAAAATCTATTTTACATCTTACAAGTATAAAATGTCAAATCCATTGGTAAATCGTAATTATGAACATTATTACAATATTAGTTTTCTAGATGATTTACATAACTATTTTCCAGATATTCTATATTCAAATCGATTTAATGATAATCCACTTGTAGTATATATTCAAGATCAAACAGAAACTATTTTCAATATGTATTCTTCGGCACGAAATCGTCATAGGTCGTCACGACAGGCCATTCAATCACCAGTACGTCGTTCAGTAAGACGTAGTCAAGAGCCAGTAACCGAACAGATTCGTATGACATTTGATTTTAATGATATCGCAACAGAATTTGAAGGTGCTAACGCACTTTTAAATCTACTAACTGGTGTAGTCGCACCACCACGAAACTTTCACGAAGCTGTTATTGTAAGACCCACACAACAACAAATTGAAAATGCTTCAAGTATTGTTGAATTATCAAATTCCACTGATAATTGTTCAATCTGTCAAGAACCACTTATTTCAGAATCAGAGCGTGTTCGTCGCCTTACACAATGTCAGCACATGTTTCATCATTCTTGTATTACTACTTGGTTTGCTACAAATGTTCGTTGCCCAGTATGTCGACATGATATACGAAATAATTAAAGAATAATCGTACTTAGGTCAAATGGTAGTTCTTCCATATGAATTGAATAATAACGTTCAATTTCTTCACGCATTTTTGTTTCATTTGGTGATAGTAGATTAATTGATACACCTTTCTTACCGAAACGACCAGAGCGCCCAATACGATGAATATAGTTTTCACGATTGGAAGGTAGTTCAAAGTTCATTACAAGACTTACTTGCTGTACATCAATACCACGAGCAAGTAAATCAGTCGAAATTAGCACTCGCACTTTTCCAGAACGGAAATCTTCCATACGCTTACGACGGTCAGCATTTTCCATTTCACCATGAATACACAGCAGTGGATATCCATCCGCAGAAAGTTTATCTGCTAGCCATTCTGCGCGTTTACGAGTATTACAATAGATAAGTGCTTGATTAATATTTAGTTGCTTGTAAATATCACATAGTACTTCATATTTGTGCTCTTCACGGTCAAGTTCAACCTTAAACTGTTTGATACCATCCAATGATACTTGCTCTGGAGGAATTAGAATCTTTACAGGATTCTGTAGCAACTTATTTGCTACTTCTTGAACTTCTTTAGGCATAGTAGCACTGAAAAGAGCAACTTTGGTAGTATTAGGAAAGCCAATCTCAAGAATACACATTACTTGTTTATAGAAACGGTCTTCAAGCATTTGGTCCGCTTCATCAAGGATTAAATATTTAATATGCTCCGTTGTAAGTTTTCCGCGATTCATTAAATCAAACATACGACCTGGTGTACCAACAATTAGTTGCGCACCATTTTCAATGCTTTGAATATCATCACGAATTGAATTACCACCAGTAGCACAGAGACATGAAACTGGCATAAAACTACCAATATTTTTGGCAACTTCAAAGATTTGTTTTGCGAGTTCTTGTGTTGGTACAAGAATAAAGATTTGAGGCTTTTTAAGGCTTACATCAAGACGTGAAAGAGAGCCACAAAGAAATGTGGCGGATTTACCAGTACCAGAATTTGCTTGGGCAAGAATATCATTGCCTTGTACCATTGGAACAATTGCCATTGTTTGAATTTTCGATGGACGCTCAAAACCATATGAGTATATGCCTCGGAGTAGCGTATCCGGTAGACCCATTTCATCAAATGATTCGTAAATCTTAATATCAGCAGTAGATTCCATTCTTTATAATAACTATAATTGTTACTTTATATGGTTTAATTTTTTTACTTTTTTACAAAAAACTAAAAAAATTTAAAGTATAATTCATTTAATCTATATATAGAAAAATGGAAGCCGACTATATTCCATCTGGAGCAGATAATGAAGATGTTGAAGATGTGCTCGATACACTTGAAGAGTTTGATGAAGTTGAAGCAGATGGTGAAACTGAAGCAGAGCATACAACCTTGTTTAGTAATCCAATTGAAAGTTTGCTAAAATTTCACCCAGAATGTATTCTTGATTATGAAGAAGAAGAACAGCCTTCTATTCCACTAAGAACTACATTATCTGAAGACGACCCATACCATAAATCAATGCCATTTCTTTCTGTATTTGAACGTACTAAGATTCTTGGGATGCGCACCAATCAACTTGCGCAAGGTGCTCGGCCTTACATTGTTGTTCCAGAACATATTACAAATGTGCTAGATATTGCGAGACTAGAGCTTGAGCAACGTCGACTTCCTATTATTATTAAACGTCATATGCCTGATGGGACATATGAAAAGTTTCGTCTAAGTGATATGATTATTCTTTAGCCTTTAAAAGTTAAAAAACTTTTATCCGGTCTTCAAAATTATTTAATTTTATAGAATGGATAAAAGTTAAAAAACTTTTATCCGGTCTTCAGGTGCTACATATAATTTATTTGATACTACAACATCAAACGCAGTATACCACTCTTCAAAATGTACTACAATATTATTTACTCTAAATTCTGGAGGAGAATGACTATCTATAATTAAACTTTGTAAAACCTTTTTCTTTTCTTCTTTTGTTCTCCAAGAAATTGCATATGAAATAAAAAATTGCTGATATTCATATTTTTTTTCTTTCTCAGATTTTCCTTGGAGTTCATGCTTTAATGCTTCTAATGCAATAGATATACCGCCTAAATCTGCTAAGTTTTCGTTAATTGTTTTATTTCCATCTAAATGAACTCCATATACTTTTGAATTATTATATAAATCTTTTATACGTTTTGATATATTTATATAACGCTGCTTATCTTTTAATTGCCACCAAGGTTTATATAATCCATATGCATCATAATATCTTCCATCTTCATCAAATGCATGAATCATTTCATGCCCAATGACTGCTCCTAACCCTCCATAATTCCATCCAGAAGATTTTTTTTCACTATAAAATGGATACATGAGTGAACCGGCTGGTACAATAAATTCATTTATTTCATTATAATAAAAAGCATTTACCATAAAAGATGGTTCATTCCATGTTTTTCCAGCATGTGATTCAGTATTTAATAATAAAATATCATTATTTGTTAAAGAAGAACTTAGTAAATAAATATTTTTTAATAAATTATCTGTTTGAAGATTTGGTAAATTGAGTGGATAATAAAATTCTGGCCATCCAATATTTAATACCATATTTTTAATTTTTTCTTTTGCCATTTTTTTTGTTTTTTCTTGAAGCCACTTGTTTAGTTCAATCTGTTGTATTGCGGATTTTTGTATTTTTTGTATGAATTTAATACAATTTTTCTTTAAAGAATTATCTAAATAGTATTTTTTATAAAGAATAGAAAGAGGTGTAGTAAGATAAAGTTTTGTCAAAAATAAATTTAAATATGTCTGACTATATTTTTCTTTTTGACCTCTTAATCGTTTTTGATAAAATTCAAAATGTATATTGTCATAGGGAGGAGGTAATATAGGAAGCGCATGTAGTATCATGTGTAAAATAAATAGTTTTCTAAATTGTTCTAATGGTGTTGTTTCAAATGTTTTTTCTAAAACTTTTATAAACTGTTTAGATTGAATACGAAATGTTTTTTGTTTCCATGATTCAATTCCATATGAAGTAAAAAAATTATTCCATGGAAATTTATGAAATTCTTTTTCTAATTCATATCCTTTATATAAAAGACTTCCTTCTTTTTTAATATTTTCATAATAAGCAGAAAAATATGATTCAAATGATACAATTTCACTTAAATCTTCGAGATTTAATAGATTTGTTATTTTTTTAATCATTTGTATATACGCAATTAAATTTCTTAATTTACCTGGAGCAGCTGCTTTGTAATATGATATATCAGGTAATCCCAAAGATCCATATGTTAAATATAGCGTGTATATTGATTTATTCTGGTTTGTTCTTTCTAGTTGTAAGAATGACGTTAATATAGTATCAATCTTATTTTTACAAAAATATCCTAATACGTCACCTATATCTTGAATAGAACGAATGCAATGTAAATTTTGTAAATTAGATTTTAAAGTATCAATACTATTTTTTTGAACCGATTTACGTAAGGTAGATAAAGCAAAACGGCCAATACTATCCTTTAACTGAGAATCAACCGATTTTGTAATAACACCTTTTTTAGAATAGTTATAACAATTAGTAATTATTTTATTTAAATCTTCTTCAATAATATCTTCAATTTCTTCGTTTACACTATATGACGAAGCATGGTCTGGTATTTTTGTATGTTTTAACCAATTATCATTAATATACAAATAGAAATTATCTCCGGGATGAATATCATTATTAAACTCGGGGATATTAATTTTTTTTGATTTATATTTCTTTAAAGTTGTCATACCTATTTTTATTAGATATGTTTATTTTAACTTGAATACTAAATGTATAGGCTTTTCTATTTGGAAAGCGGTTATATTTTGTTAGAAGATATAATCTTTTCTCTTGTAATGGAGATTTAGAAATAGCATCTAACATCTACTTTTTAAGAGAAGAAAATCTTGCGACTTTTAGAATTTCTTCAATCAGTGGATTATCCACATATTTTTGTTCATAGCTACAATATTCATATGCGTTTTTATCGTTAAATACATATAAGAATTTTGAGCCCTCAATCCCAATAAGTGTATACCCAACATTTTGTAAATGACCAGCAACCATAGTACTTAGTAAATGAGAATCAGGATTATGTGTATAATTTACAATGATAAAACCAGGGCGATAGCAGTTATTTAAAAAAGAATATAAAACAGACTGCTCGAGTTGCTCACCTAACTGAATATTTAATAAATCAATGCGAGCATTTTCAGCATTAATATTCATAGCAGAGCATATAGATTCAACATATGTATTAAGATTTACTGTTTCAACCACATTACCTGATAAGTCAATAGAACCATTGAAAAAATAAGGTAGCTTATTTGATATACGAACATTTTTAGGTAATACCCACTTATTTACTACTTCAGATGTAAAACTACATTTTGTTTCATCAGATTCTTTACGAATTTTCAGAATTTCACTAACTTTATTCCATAATTCAGTCTTTTCAACATTATATTCAACAACATGTAAAGGACATCCGAGTGTCTCAGCAATTTCTAGCTCGGCTAATGGACTTGATGATGTTCCTAAAGAAACAAATACAGTTTTAATACCCTTTAATGAAAAAAAATCCCATAATTTTTCAAACATTGGTATAGGATTTGAACCTTTAGAACCCATTAATTTAATTGGTAATTTAGTTTGAATTGGGCTTGCCGTAGATGTAGCAGAACTAATTTCCATTTCTAAACTGTTTATTTTTTTAATCTATTTAATACTTTACGCAAATTATTATTTACTGTCTCCAATTCTTGCCACAGTTCAAACAACTGATGAAAATTGTCATTGGTTCATCAGCAGAGCGCGTTTGCATTTCATAATATGTACATTCACGCTTATGGCAACGCGAGCATAAGAATTGGTCAGTTGCCATTGATTTATTACCTTCAAGATGACGCTTTTCAATATCTTTTTGATGTTCAATTCGATCACGCCATTTTGATTCATTTAAATTATAATAACTCATAGAAGCAATATCTTTTAGTGTAATTTTCTTTGACTTATAACGGTTAATTAGTTCAGTATTTTTAACATATGTTTTTGGACAAAGATTACCAACTGTTTTACGCAATATACACATATAAATATGTTCAAATAGTTTTACAGACCAGTCTTTAACAATATGTTTAGAACTTGCTTGAACAAGTGAAGCTTCATAAATTTCTTGCTCAAGCTGGTTTACTTCAGAACTAGATAGTTCTTTATCAAATAATTTTTTAAGCTTTTCAATAATATTTACTCGTAAACTATTTTTTTCAGAATCAACCTTTAGTTGTTTATCAGGATGAATATTTACTTGCTGAATTGTAATTGGAACTTTCTTTTTTCGCTCTTTTTTAACAACAATTTCCACTGATTCTTCTGATACATATGACTGATTATCATAATTATCTTCTTCAGCTGCCTCAATATCATCATTATCAAATACTTCATTTGTTTCAACTTCTTCTTCAATAAAATCATCATCATCATCATCATCTTCATCATCACTATCTAAATCTTCAAATCCACCAAACGCTTTTGAATAAAATGTTTCATAATCTTCTGGTTTAAATGCTACAGGATTTGAAAATGAATTTTCATCTTTTGATGCGATTAGCATAATATCACCAAACGCAAGGATTGTATCATGTGGTGGAGGAAATTCATGTTTATTTTCTGTACCAGCTTTGCCATTAGTATATCCAATTAGGAAGAGCACAAAAGTCTTATAATTATAAGTACCAAGAACTTCTGGTTCAGTCTTTTTTTTAAAATATTTTTGAATATCTTTGATTGTTACAACTGTATTTGGAAGTTTAGCTGTTTTTACTTCAGCCTTTTGAGTAAGAATTAATACAGATGACATAGTTTTATAATACATAAAATCTTAAAGTGGAATAATCAATTTTTTGTAAAACAAAAAATTATTGATACACAAAGTGGGAATCTATTGATATACAAAGTGGGAAACAAAATCTACAGGCCTAAGTATTAGAAACATATAGAATATAGGAATGAAATATATTCTTGAATATAACAATGCTGAAAATCATAATTTAAATAATACATTATTTATATATGATTTTGGATATATTAAAGGTTTTCTTTATAACAATAATTTTATAATGTATAAAATTTTAAATAAAAATGATACTTCTGAACTTGTTGAATTATATGAAGGTATTATTCCTAAAACTGCTTTTTCTATTGAACAGTATAATTGCGAGTATATAAATGGGATTTATAAAATTCCAAATTTTGATGTTTCAGTCATACCTTTTCTAAAGGCCGATTCATTACCTTTTGAACCGACTTCACTTCAGGCTCCTTCACCTTCACTTCCTCTACATTCACCTTCACTTCAGGCTCCTTCACCTTCACTTCCTCTACCTTCACCTTCACTTCCTCTACCTTCGCCTTCACTTCCTCTACCTTCACTTCCTCTACCTTCACCTTCACTTCAGGCTCCTTCACCTTCACTTCCTCTACCTTCACCTCAGCAACACTTACAGCTTCGTCGGGTTTCACAGCAGAAGAAACACGTTTACAAAACGAAAAACAATCAACTAAGCGATGAGGCATCTCTAAAAGAGGTAAATGAGAAAGTACAACCGGAAGACCGCCAGAAGCAAATTCTTTTAACACATCAAATTGTTGCTTCACCTCAGTGGACTTCTCTTGAGCAACTGATGAAAGCGCCTCTGATTTTAAATGGTCAAGCACATCAGAAACAACAGAACCAATTAAAGCCGCATTTGACTCCTTTGAAGAAGAAACAGTTTGTTTCATCACGACTACGGCCACATCAAGTGAAAGTTGAAACACATTTTCAAAATTCCAAGAATTTAAACTAGTTTTAACTACTTTTGGTAGTTTTAGAACTTGATCTACAATAGGCTTTGTATTCATTCTACATTAAATACTATTTTCTTTTTAAACTAATATGTTAGATGGATATGAAAACATTTGATAATTTTAAAACATTAATTATTGTATTTGTATTAATTGCTTTACTATATTTATTTGTATTCATGAAAAAAGAAGAATCTTTCGAAGTTACAACAAAATTTTCAACTATTCCAGCCCCTTCAGTAATTATTAAACAAGCAGAAAATGATATGGCACCAAGAATAGTTTCACCATCTGGTCCTAATCCACCAAATGCCCGAATTCCAGAATTAATAGCCCGAGAAAATGATGTATATAACATTGTACCAAATGACCCACAAGATGAATTATATGGTTCTCAAAATATACAAGATAATTTACGTTATCCCGAACGTTCATTTGGTCCTGGAATTGTAAATAGTGGATCAAAACTTCTTGTTAGTTCAGGGGTTGCTTCAACAAAAATGTTAAATACATCCCAAGCAATTCAGTCATTTAGTACTGAACTTGTACAGAATGGCGGATTATTTGGTAATGTTGGCGCAGATGATACAAAAACAAATCCCAACTATGCTTCTTTTTAGCCTTTTAGGTCTAAACAGTTTTTAATATATATTTTTAGAAAAATGGATCAGCAGCAGCAGATTGCACAAGGCAGTCTTCGTTCTTCCCATAGAAATACACACGCAATTGTATTTAAAAAAACAAACCCTAAAGAGCAATCAAAAATATTAGATTTTTTAACAAATGTATGTAAAGATTTAATTATTTCCCAGCGTATTAATTCTAGCAATGCAATTGGGTCTTCTGATAGACAAAATTCTATTGCATCCTATGCTGAAATTCCTTTAAAAAGATCTACCTTTTTTCATTATAGTACAACATCAAAGGTAGAACCAGGATTTTTAGTATTTGCGCCAAATTCAAATCCAGTATTTGTAAAAACAAATTTATCAAAAAAGGAAAAAGAATTTAATAAAGGGCAACCTATTTGTTATACATTGCGCATGAGAGTAAGTCCAGAAATTTACGAAGGTTCTGTATTTATAGCTTCTCTTGATGGTGTAAATCATTCTATGACATTAGAAGATGTATATGTTTGGAAGAAAAAAAATATATATCAAACAAATACATTTACTGAACGAAGAAAATATATGAAAGAATTTGTTGAGCGTCATTGGATTCCTGATGTACGACTATTGGGTGGAATTATAACAAATATTATGAATCCATTGCCATTATCGAGTATTTCACAACTAAAAGATACTCAAGATTTTACAAAAGTATTTTTAATTCCTGATGCTCCAGGAAAACGTAGATTTACATTTAATTTAAATGAAACTGTTGCTCAAATCCAAAACGGCTATTATGGAAGAAAAGATTTTCAACAAAAGGAACCATCACAGCCAGCACAGCCAGCAAAGCCAAAATGTGAAACTCCAACAACGATTGATTCTACACCTAAAGTTGCGAAGGCTATTAAAATTCCCCAACTTCCAGATATTTATGAGCTATATGATTTAAATGGAAATCATCTGAATAAAGCAGCAGTTCAATCACTTGAATTAAGTAAACTATTGAAAGAATTTGATTCAGAAATTCAAGTTAAAATTAAATATAATAGTGATTTTAATCGATATGAAATCATTGGATTAAATACGCCAAACATTGCTAATTAAAGTTCTATAATCTACATGACTTTCTATTTTATCAATCCATTGATATATTTGAGGTTGTCTATGAATTTGTATTTTATGAAGATTTCGTAATTTACAAATTCTGTTTGAAATATAGTTTTTTGTTGAATGAAATGATGAGCGTGAATCTAAATCTACAGGTAAAGTGCGAAATTTAGATAAGACTAATTGGATATTATTCTTATTTTCATTATACTGCTGAGCAGTTTTTATTTTTTTTAGAATTCCATGTACTAATGTCCATGTCATAAATAATCGATCAATATCATTCATTAATTCTTGTGTATCTTTATTTAATACAATAGTATATTCTTTTCTACAAGTGGGGCAACAATTCTTTTCAAGAAACCATTTATCAATACAATTACTATGAAATATGTGCTGACATGTATTTAAACATCGAACACGGGCTCCTTCTGCTATATCTTCCAAACATATACTACAATAAGCAGTTTCTCCAAATAAATCAAATAATTCACTTATTCCGTCCATACAATTATATATCTTAATTTCTTTTATATATCTAGAATGGTAAAAAAATCAAGAAGAAATTATAGAAAAAATCGTAAATCTAGTCAACGCGGTGGTTCAAGTTGTAGACAAAGAGGTGCTGGATACACAGTAGGCCAATCAGTTGCTCCTGAAGCACCTTATGCGCAAGAAATTATTGGTGGACCTAAATTTACACCAGACTGTTTAGCTGCTACGCGTCCAGGCTTAGTAGGACCTATTAGTGGAACTGGTGGCCTCCCCGGTTTTGCGGGTGGTTCTCGTCAAAATATGGGAACTGAAGGTATTGCTCAAGCACTTGGTTCACCTGTAATGAATGGTGGTCGTTATATGGTTGATGTGGGTCAAGGTCCTATAAATGGTATTGGTAGTGCTGGGCCAAGTGCTGGAATGGCTGTTATCTCTCGCATTGGATGTGAAGGCGGCTTAGTCAATACATCACCACCTGGTGCGTTAGCAAATCCTACTCCATTAAGACAAGCTGGAGGTGTTGGCGGTGTTGATAGTGCTTATTACACTGCTCCTACGGCTGGCTATGGAAATAGACCCAGCGATTTTGTAGACTCTGTTGGTGGTCCAGTATTACTACAGCAACCATATGATGCGCGCATCATGAATCCTGCTTGTTTAAAGACTGGAGGACGTCGTAGACCTATGAGAAAATCAAAGAAATCAAAGCGTTTAAGTCGTAAAACACGTCGTAGATAAATGCGGTATAGATAATCTATATTATATAATATTATAATAATAGAGTATCATGGCATCAATGCAAAATTTGATTAGTATAAATACTAGTTTATATAATAATCCAGAAAAAAATAAACTGCCTGCAGATTATCGCAGTCGTGGCGTAAATACTCCACTTGATTCAGCATATATAAATAAAGCATTTGTATCACGTGCTATTTCAAGAAATTCAGATGATAATAATTATCGGACTGGTACTAAATTCAATAATTATCCATCAATTTGGCGTGGAGTTGTTGCTGATAGAGTTCGAGAATTAGATAATCAAGAGCAAGCTGTTTTAGCAAGTGTATTAGATGCTATTGGAACTACA